GAAAAAGGCTATGGCGAGCCTATCAACATCAAGAAAATGAAAGGCAGAGTGTGCAAGAAGTACATCTCTAATGGCGTTAAGATTCTTAAAGAGTCTGTTGTACCAGGCGGCAATATACCCATTATCCCTCTGTTTGGGGATAGAAACTTTGTTGATGGCATTGAGAACTTCTCAGGCATCGTCAAGGCTGCTAAAGACCCACAGAAGCTCTATAACGCAGCACATAACTACATCGCTAGTCTTATGCTTTATAGTCCTGTACCCAAGCCTATCTACGATCCCAGAGAGATAGAAGATTTCGAGGAGTACAACAGGCCCAATGACCCTGAAATTGCTTATATGCGTAAAAATAAGTATTACGAGGAAAACGGGCAAGTTTATCAGTTTGGTCAAGAGTACACACAACCTGCGCCAGTACCTCCTGCTGTAGCCACGCTAATGCAACAATTACCATCATTGATGGACTCGATACTCAACCCTGGCGTAACAGAGGATAGCTTTGATTCCAACATGTCAGGCGTAGCTATTCAGCAGGTTAAAGATCAAATTGGCATTATGCGCTTCATCTTGCTTGATCACTTTGGCGAGACTATGCAAAGAGCTGCTGAGGTTTACGCTGCTATGATTGCTGCTACGTTTGATACTGACAACCGTAAGATGGTGCTGACCAATGCTGATGGCACGACTTCAATGACCATGGTTAATGAGCCAGAGTTCTCATTTGAGCGCTTTGAAGCTATCAAGAAAAATGATATTAGCAATGCCAAGTTCAATGTCTATTCTAAAGTTGGCCCTACTTACGCAACACAACGTGAGCAAGAGGCCGCAACACAAAGAGAGATTTATAGTAACTTTGCTGATCCTAATGACCCAATGGCTAAGCTTACTTTATATAACATCATATCTAACTCAAGTGGCGCAGGTAGTGAAGAGCTAGCCAAAGCAGCACGATTCCAAGCTCTCTCGATGGGAATGCCAGGTGTTGAGCCACAGACTGAGGAAGAGGCACAGTTTGTTATGCAATTGCAGCAACAGGCAGCACAACAGCAAGAACAACCACCACTTGAGGCACAAATCCTATTGATGCAAGAGCAGACCAAACAGCTTCAAGCTCAGCAGTCGATGCTTAAAGAGCAGAACATGGCTCAAGCTAATCAGATTAAGATGTATCAAGCACAAACAGGCGCACAGAATGATCAAGCTAACACTATGCTTAAACAAGTTGATAGTGAGACTAAACGCATGGAAGCCATGGTTAAGGCACAAGAGGCAGGTGCTAGCATTAGCAATACAGAGATGGATACCGTCAAGAAGGGTGTTGAGTCTCAATTGATGCAAGCTGATATTGCTGAGAAACAGCTTGATATGGATATACGCAATATGCCAACAGATGAGCTAATTAGGTTGATGAATCAATGAGTATAAAGGCCAAAAGATCGTCACTTAAAGGCTCTTCTTTTTTTGGTGCAGGCTTTTGTGGTATTTCACCGCTAGCATTATCATAAACATTGTTAAATGTTACAGAATCATAGCCTGCTTTTTGTGCTGCATAAGATATGTCATCAGTTCTAGCAATATTGCCAACGCTAGGATGCAAATTGCTTCTAACCTCATCAGGTAACTGCCCAACAGGTATGGAATTGAAATTATTACCTCCACCATTCACCGCTAAATTATTACCCTTTTTAAGCCTTGCTTGTATTACATTATTGCCATACTCTCCCGCGTCTTCAGGGCTGCTAGTAAACATCTGATAATTGCCTGACTTTTCGGGGTTATATTCTCCATATATGCCTCTATATGCCACATCATCACTAAACCCCTGCTCCTTAGCCCTCTGCATCCTGCTTGCAAAGTCCATTGCTAGGCTGTCAGCGCCACCCTCTGCGCGTTTGGCTAGTTCTTCAAGTATCTTAGCTTTGCTCATCCCAAAATCCCAAAACTGCTCTTATTAAGTCCTCAGTGCTTGCGTTTCTTAGCGTCATTTCATCCATTTTAGCCGCATTGTCTAGTTGTTTACCCTCGATGTTGGCTTGTTTCTCAGCCGCATCATAGGCTTTCAACTGGTTATCAATGTTCATGCCGGTTACTTTAACGCCTGCCTCTTCTGCCTTAACCATAGCCTCTATACGCTTAGTCTCAGCATTAAACATATCAATCTGCGATTCAGCCTGGTTAGTTTGTGCGTTTACTAGCTCAGCCTCGGCTTTCTGCTGTTCAGCCATTGCCGCTATAATCATTGGGTCTGGTTGTTGGCCTTGCTGTTGCTGTGCTGCTTGTATTTCTTGCAACTCTTCATCGGTCAATTGGTCTTCAGGTATCAAGCCTGCACTTACAAGCTGCGACCTTGCGCGTTCTGCTAAAGCATCCATATTAGGCGCATCGATGTTGCGTAAGAATATATCAGCACCATTCTGCATAATCTCTGGCATTACTTGCGATACTTGAATCATTGCGTCATTGCCTTTCTCTAGGCGATTCTTAAACATTGGCCCCATACCACAAAGCACTGTATAAGAGCCTTGAGTTAAGTCATTAAGAGGTTGCATTGTTTCCTTATCGACAGTGTTAATCTCTATATCTTCTCGCGTACCATCGGGGCGCAATACGTTAAACACTTCTTTAGCGTCATGTACGACAGGGATAGCACCAACGCACACTTTACACAATTGAGTGATGCCGATAGACATATCAGCGTAAAAACTAACATTGCCTGTATCGCCTTTATCAATCTGAATGCCTAAAGCCTTGCCTGATTGATTGCCTGGATTCTTAGCAAGGTTGGCAGCATACATGCCCGATATTGCCTCAATATCCATAGCAGCATCCTGCGCTGTAGTCTGTAGAGCAGGGTTTACACTAGGCGGTGATGTTTTATAAGGTGGTGGCGCTCCCTTTGAGTCTACATTGTAGAATTGTATAGGGTCTGGATTGGTGTTCATTGAGCCTAGCTTGCCCTCATGCCCTTTAGCCTGCTCTCTTGTCATCCATGTTTTTTCTCTTGGCGCAAGCGCACCCTCTTCTATCTGCCTAGACTTCGCATAATTATATATCCGTTGAGGGTCCATTAGTTTTTCAACAATTCTACGCCAAATGCGCTTATCTTCTGAAATCTCGAAACAATGGAAAAAAGGCACTATTGGCAATTCATTGAATGATGTTAAAACTTCATCATTGAGCCAGTTATCACCGTCAAACATTCGCGTATAAACTTTAACTATCTCACGCTCTCTGCGCTTAACCTCATTCATTCCCTGCAAGGCCATAGCATCTTTTACAGGGTCAAACTTTTCAGCCTCAATAACCATGCCGTTATCTAGCTGAACAATCTCTCTTGACTCCCTTTTCTTGTAATATATTTGCCCGACAATAACGGTTTCGCGCTTATACCAGTAATCCTGCTGCAATCGCTCATTACCTATACTCTCACCGCTACCTGTGGGAAATTGTTCCTTATAAGCATCTTTGGTTAAAGCCTGCATAACATAGACAAATTCGGCATCAGAGCCGTTTTGCTTCTCTGAATTAGGGTCAAACCATACTCGGTCAATAGCATTAGGGATATGCTCTAAAACTATCTCTTGCTCAAAGCTGTCTGCATCCTTGTATTGCGTTTTAACACGCATGGCATCAAAGCCTTGTATGACCATCTTACGCGCAATCTTTTTATAGGTTGATGAGGCATCAGATCGGTTTTGTATCGCCCTTAATATTCCATCATATACCTGGGCAACTTCTTTTGTGGCCTCACCACCTGCCGGTGATACAGTTGCCGCAAATTCATTTTGTTCAAGCTCACCGACAATAAGATCAATGATTGGTGTGGTGCGGTCAAAGTTATACCGAGGGCGCTGTAATGTTCCCCACTGCTCCCAGACTCTAGGCTCCCATTGACCATCAACCTTATTAACAAAGGTGTCACAGTCTCTAGCAAGCTCTCGCTGGTCTTTTTCGTTATTCTGAATAACCTCAAGCTGGCTTTTTACTACAGCTACGCTATTAAAATCTATCATATACTCACCAAGGAGAGTTAAAGTTTATTGG